TTTACAAAGGTAGAGGAGTAGGCCAGTGACCACGAGACTGCTTGCGAGAAAACTTGGTCAGCATTACTGTTGAGCCACTCGTCATTGAGCGCACGGGTCAGGGTTGGAATCTTGGTGTGTTCTGCTTCGTCCACCGCCGCACCGATATTGATGCTGAACCGGGTTGTCTCTGCTGAGTAGAGGAACGAGGTCAGTTGGTCAATGTGCGGATAGATTTTGTTGTAGATAGCCGGGGTTTCACTTGGCCCATTTCCAAACAAATACCAACTTCTCAGCCCCGCATAGTCGGGCCTACGGTCTTCTCTTGACACTAGACACTTCTGTATCAGGTCAAGGTAGAAAATTTCCCGCTCAAGTGGGGCTGATGGAATTTTCATGGTTTAGGAACCGTTAAGTTTTCATGGTCTGGAATATAAGACGCGGGTTTTGGCCCTGTCAAGTTCCCCGCTTCTTTCGGATTTATCCCTACTGATTCTCCCATGACGGACTTAAATTGTCCACCAAGTACGGATTTCATAGAGATGTTACCCCCATTTCCCCAGATTGCGGAGTCACCAGCCCGTCCTTCTTTCTGTTTTTGGCTCTCAAAGTGTTCACTGGCGGCTGTAGCCTCTGCATATTGCTTGTCAGTTAGCTTGTTGTTGCGTTTGAGGTAGCCTGTTTGGTGTTCACCCTCTCTGGTGGACTTGATATCGGTCATCTGGAAGTCTTTGGCTAATCCTTCTAGCGTTTTATCCGTTTTTGCTGTCTTTGCAGACCTTGTACCTACTGGTTTAAGGTGTACAACAGAAATAGCGGCCTTGCATAGCTTCATAGGGCATTCTGGCTCCCAAGCCTCAAAGATGCCGTGTGATTCGCAGTAGTAGTCTCTCAAAATAGCCATAGTTACCCTCTAAGTGCTTCGTTAAGGTCAGTTTCACTGTAATCATGGCGGTTGACCATTCCCACCTTGATTTTTATCCCGTCAGAGGTAACTTTCAGCCCCATACCCGCCATCATGGGGGGTTCTGGTGTCTTCCTGTACTCCACATACCGGGTTAAATCCCTGCGTCTCATTACCTTTACATTGCCTGCTTTCCACTGCGTGTAGGCTTTGTTGACCCGCATCTGGACGTATTCGGTAAGCGGTTCGCATTGACGGACAAACACATCCCGGAAATGCTCCTTGTGTATTCCCGCTAACTCGCAAAACAGGGGGATAGAGATGCCTCTTTCCTTGTCAGCACAAAACTTTTGTATCTGGCGCAGCAGTTCTTTCTTGGTTAGGATAATCATGAGCCGTACATTCCTATCTTTTTAAGGTAGTCACTGACGTTTCTGCCAACAGAAAGCTGCTCTGCCGTGTAGTCTTCCTGTGATTTACTTATCTCACGGGTAATCTTAGCGGCTATCAAGCGAGGCTGGACTTGCTCTGCAAAGGCTACGACTGCTAGTGCGGAGGCTATCACCCGGTCATCCTTGGCTCTACCGGGCGCTCCTATGAACCCGTCCTCACGCACGATGGTCTTCATCTCTTCTAGCAAGTCCATACTCAGCACGTTCATCATCTCACGCTCAAAAAAGTCTTTCATGTAAGCCAGCATCCGCTCTTTAGTGGAACTGGTTGTCAGAAAGCCTATGCTCATGCTTGGCCCACCGAGGGAATCATTACGCCTCCAGAGGTAGTTGGACATGTTGCCAAGTACGTCCATCAAATCAGAACCCATCTTGTTGCCCATGCTTACTGCCATGCGCTTTAAGGTTCTTAGTTCATTGATGACAGCCTGCCCGGGGCCGTTGATTTCCAAGTTGAGTGTAGAGTTTTTGTAGGCTCCTGCCAAGTGCGCTATCACCCACGCAAACTGATAGGTGTTCATCTCAGCAGTAGCAAACTCAGCCACTTGGTCTAGCCCGTTAGCGTAAGCCCTGTAGACCTGTATACAGAACCTGTCTGCCCAATCACTGCTGCCGTAGGCTGGGTCAGCACCTATGACGTAGTAGGCGGTGTCTACAGGCTCTTCCCAGACCCGCAGCGTACCCAAACGCTCAGTGGACTTCAGCACCTCGGTGTCTTGGAAGGATTGACCAAAGACATAGCGGTAGCAGTCTGGCAATGACTTCTTAGCAACCTTGGCAGACTCTGTACAACGGCTGTGAGAGAAGAAGGAAGTGCCTGTCATCACAAAGGCGTAGTCCTCTGTAGGGGGAAACTCTTGGTACATCAGGGACTCATCCTTGATACCTTCACTTAGCTTCCAGCGCCACCATGCCATCTGACGGGAATTAATCTCTATGCCGTAGAGTTTCTTAATATCTTTCGTCCACTCTTTTTCTTCTGGGGTGAGCCTGCCATCCCAATAGACTTTGTAGATGTTGCTGCTGGCATCTACGGAGTAGTATTCGTTACGCCACCAGCCGCAGAAGATTGCCTTCTGGGTCTTGGCAGACTTGGCTACCTTGTACATGTCGTGGAACATGTTAAAGCCCTGCGCTGTGCTTTCAAACATGTACAGACGCTCTGGGTTCTTCTCTGCTAGAGAGGCTATCAGGGATGCTAGTCCCTCCTCATTGCCCCAACTTGCTGTCTCTGTACCGTGAAGGTAAGTGATAGCCTTGCCTTGCCCTAGCCTACTTTTGTTACCAGCAATCTGATAGAAGATACGACTTCTGTTTTTCAGAACCATCTGGTTACGGTTATGGGCTATCAGGGGTATCTTGTATTCCTTGGGTAGCCCGTCCATGTACATACCCAGAGTAGAGCGGAACATGTCCCTGTTCTCTTCTGTGTCAGCCACCAGCGTACCCTGCCATCCGGGGTGTGTGAACTGCCAGTAGAGGTCAAGGGCAAGACTTACGGTGGTGATGCCTAGCTGCCTACCTTTTAGGATAACAAAGAAGTGGATGTCCTGTGCCAGCCCTTTCTGTATTTCCTCCATGACGTACTTCTGCGTACCCAGAAGGTTGCCCATCTTCTTTAGGCCTTCCTCCTTAGTCTCAATCTTGAGTTCGCTACAGAACTTGTAGAAGTGTTGTAGGTCAAACTTCATGGAACTATCTTGCCGTGAAAGGGAAGGCGGCAGTCAATCATGTGTTCTGTACTGAATGTTCCTTTGATGATGTCATCACAGCGGTTAACAAACATCTGCACGTTCTTTTCAAAACGTCCTTGGTACAGGTGATAGACACCTTCCTCAAAGTGAGTGCCTATGCCGTACAGCCCGTAAGTGTGCAGCCGCCACACACCCTCTTCTGGTATGGCTGTCCAGTGGGTAGGGTACAAAGTCTTGTAGCGTATGCCTGCCATCTCTGCTGCGTAGCTTACGTTCTCTGCTACGTCTGAGTTAGGAGTCTCTGAGAAGGTAGGACGCTGCATAGCCTTCCAAGTCTTACGCCAGATGAAGAAGAAAGCAGGAGCAGCAAAGATGTGAGACTTAGGAGGGATGTGATTACTAGCTTGAGCAATGCCTACAAAGGACTTGTTCTCTGCTGCATATTGGATAGCATCGTCCACCACTTGCTTGTTGGTAGGTACACAGTCAATGTCTAGGAAGCCCACCACATCAGCAGCACTGTTAGCCAAGATGTTGTCCATCCACTGCCCATGCGGAGTCTGCTGTAGAGAGTAGCCCACCTGTAACCCTAGATGGCGGCAGACATCACTGTGGGACTTGAGCATATCAACATGGGTAGCAGGCCATGCTAGTGTGTGTATCTCTACGTTCATACTTCTGTCTTTCCTGTTAACTCTTTATATTGAGTGTATGTTCGCATTGTCAACTCCCCGTCTATCTGCATGATTACTTTAGTGTCATCAGGGATAGGCTCTTTGTTCTGACTGTAGTGAAAAGCAAAGCTGGTAGGGTAGTTCACAGTTGCAAGGGCTGACCTTACTATCTTTAGACCACTGTCCTTTACGGTTGCCCAGAACACCCGGTCATCAATGATGCACAGCCTCTTGTCTTTTAGTCCCCATGCCCGTAACAAGTGAAAGGCATCCCTCCTGATAAGGTAGCAATTAGTGTCATTGAAGTGGATACCATTTGATTCAGTGTCCACAGCCATAAAGCTGCCATCCATTCTGTACAGGTTTCTAGGGCATGTAACGATAGGGGCATCCTGACCCTGCATGACCTCTACCATGTGCTGTATATGGCCCTTCTCTAGCCAGCAATCAGCATCCAGCAAAAGGATAGCGTCTGCTCCCTGTGCATCTGCTATGGCGCAACCAATAAGTCTGGGCGTATCCCCGTAGTCATCACATCTGGGAAGTTCCACATGAAACATTAAGTCCCGCAACTCATCCCGTGGATGACCGTCTGCCAACATGTAGTGCCGCACATCCGGGTACGTCTGGGCAAACACACTGCTTCTGCAACGTACCAAAACGTGTAAAGCCTCCTTGTAGTAAGGAGTGATAACCGCTACCCTCATACGTCCTCCAGTATTTCCGTATCTACCACCACCCGCATGTAAGCCTTGAGCCTGTCATCTGACTTCTTGCCGTAAATCTTCTCTAACTTCTTCAACTGTTTGGCAAGGAACTTGTTAGCCTCTATAGCCCCATAGGTACGCTTGGCAGCAAAGTAGCTTGCTACCAGCATCCTAGCCTCTGCCATCTCCAGTTGAACTCTGTCTGACATCACTCACCCGGCTTTGCCATCCAGTCCAGCAAGACTTCGCAAGCATTTACTACATCTGGACTTTCATTCCAAGAATCTAAATTGTTTGCAATGTGCTGCAACCTAGCCTTCACTAACTGGTCAACAAGGTCTACAGAGTCAATCTTGTGGTCAACGTCTAGTTCTACTTTCATGCCGTTCTTCCTTTCTTGATTACCTAACTGGCCTGCTTACGCAGTCCTCCACACCCTTATGTTGTCACCCTCTGTCCTAGCTATAAACACCCTCTGTAGCCGTTTACCAGCCCTGTAGTTAGCGTTCAATACCTTGGCCCTAGCCGCTACCGGCACGGTAAAGCTATCCCCTACCTCCATGTCCTCGTAAGGGTAAGCGTACACAACCCTCGCAGCAGGAATTGCATAACCGCTCTCTCTCTTTATCTCTAACATATCTTAATCTCCTCTCTACCAATAACTAGATACTAGCATACTTCTACGTTAGCCAGAAACCTAAATTTTTATGGGGGGGACGGGATGTGGAGGTCACACCACACAGGGGTTTGAACCCATCTCACATGGCCACACGGAGCGTAGGGGAATGTAGACTGAGCAGTCACAACCCAGACCCAATAGTCATAACGTAGGCATGGAGTACGCGTAATGACTACCTAGTCAGTAGGTGAACGGGATGGGACAAACCCCATACTCATCAGTCTATTTGCTAGACCGATTACCTACATCATAAACACCTAGTATGTTTATAGACTTTACAGTCTAAGTATAACCTAGGTAACTACATAGTACATCAGGTGTCGCATAGGGTAAACCCTAGTATCAATTCTATAC